TGATGATTTCTTGTTCCTCACCAGCTTTAATAGGAATATGGGCATAATTTCCAATCTTGAAGAAAAGATTTGCTCGGTCTGCGAGATTAAAAGTGGAAATATCTTCTTCCCCAATTTGGAAGAAATCTTCTTCGTTAAGTTCTTTATATCCGTTGAAAAATGTCTTAGCAAGTCCCGCATACTTGCGCTTCATCAGTTTCTCAATGCGAACATCCTCAACAACATTCACAAACTGTTGTGGGACTTTTACCTTATCCAACCAATCCTCATCGGGAGTGAAGAGAGCATGACCCACTTCATGACCCACCAGAAGGTCATAGACGGTATTACTTGCCTTCTCCCACAGTGGCAGGGTCAGAACACGAGTATGGACATTGAAGCAAGCAGTTTGAACCTTCTTATGCTCCACCACCAAATCCTCAGTGGCAAGAAGTTTTGCGAGTTGAGACTTGATTTCGTGACGAATGGACATTGATTTCGTTTCGTATGGCCCTATTATACAAAAAAAAGAGGTCCTGAGACCTCCTAGTGGACGGTTTATAAACTGGTTATGTTGTTAGGATCCTTCTACATACCTGCCTACACGTCTGTGTATCCTCATCACAATCAGTCAAACAGTCAAAGTATTCAGAAATCAATTCATTTTCATGCTCCTTATCATAACTTTCCATATTATGCCAATAAGCTAATTGATTAAAAGAAATTAAATTATGCATGATAACCTCCACGCACAAAGAACATTATAACAAAGTTAGTTTTAGGTTCATTGTATTCTCACTCCGACATTCTACCATTATATAGTATTTTTGTGTTGATTTCTTAATAAAAATTTATGCCTACGAGTATATACCTATAAAAGAAGCACCCCGTTGATTGAGGTGCTTCTTGAGTGCTTGCCGACGTGCTTTTGCTTGTCGAAGTGCTTGTGGTTTAAGTTTTCGTTTCTGTTCTTTCTTGGAATGATGCTTCCAGTTTGGGACTTGCATTGTTTTACTCCAGTTAGGAGATCATACGACTAAATCCTTTGACTTTCTCGAACTTGAGGACACTTTCAAATCTGTCCTCCATACCAGCCTTGTGAGAGATAATGAAGACATTAGAATCCTTCACAACATAACGGATGATCTTGATAAAATCTTCAGTTCCCAATCCATCAAGAGAAGAATCAAATACCTCATCCAAAATCAAGAGATTAGTATTGGTTGAGTTTTTGAACTTGGCAACTTCTCGCCAAGTAAAGAGAAGTGCCAAGTCGATTCTTTGTTTTTCACCTTCACTGAAAGAAGAATAAGAAAAGTCTTCGTGAATAGGAGACTGAACAGTTTCATTAAACTCTTCATCGAGTGTAAAGTTGATGTAGAAATCCAACATTTGCAGATACCGATTAACCTGTTGATTAATCAGTGGCAGATACTTTTTGATTATTTTGGATTTTACACCACTATCTTTCAATAACGAATAAGAAAAGTCGTGATATTGAATCAGATCCTTCTTTCCAGACAGATCATCATATACTGATTTTAGATCTTTTTTAAAGTTTTCTAATTTCTCATGTTCAGAATTTCGGTTTGCAAGGTTCTCGGTAATAGTTTGAATTTCAGATTCAAGATTTCGGATTTGTTTTTGTAATCCGTTAATCCTAATATTGTTTTGAGAAATGCCATGCGTTAGGTTTGTTACCTCTTTTGAAAGATTAAGGAATTGGTGCTCTCTTTGTTCTTCCTTTTTAATTGCCTCCTCCAGTTCGTTATAACCAGATTGCAACTCTTTTGCATTATCTTGAGCACTTCTAATTCTATTTAACCTAAACTCCTCTTCTATACTTTGGGTACAGGTAGGGCATACCGTATTGTCGGTGAAGAACTTATGTTCTTTAGTAATCGTAGATACTTTCTGAGAGATCTTTCCTTTAAGGTTTCCTAACTTACGAAGTTTGTCAGTTGCTCCAACATACTCTTCTAGTTGTTTTTCTAATAAAGTGAGTTTATTAGAAATCTCAATATTCTCCTCATTGTAATTGCCAATTTCCGCATCAATATTGGCAATCTTTTCTTTATTGGCATTTATATTGGCATTACCAAGATTCTCCAACTCATCGATAAAGTTCTTCTGCATCTCAACTTTATCTTTCACCGACTCTTTCTTTAGATCAAGAGTTTTGATTTCTTCTTTTAGTGAACGAATCTTTTCTTTGATGATTACATTCATGGAAGAAAAGATCTTAATATCCAAAAGATCTTCAATCACTTCCCTGCGACTTGCGGCAGTCAGTTGCATAAAGGGAACAAAGTTACTGCTACCCAGAATCACAATCTGAGTGAACGACTTATAGTTCATCTTAAGAATGGATTGCTCCAGATATTTCTGCTGATCAACTGCAGAAGAACTTTGATCTAGAACAGATCCATTACGATAGATTTCAAATATATTTGGTTTGATTCCACGACGAATCATCCAATCTGTAGAACCAATCTTCAGTTCAATCTCCACAAGGCAATCCTTTTCGTTTGTGGAGTTGACAAGTTGAGGTTTGTTAATCTTGCGGAAAGCTTTTCCAAACAGAACAAAACACAGAGCATCAAGAATCGTGCTCTTGCCTGCTCCATTATTCCCCACAATCAACGTGGTTGATTTTTTATTCAGTTCAACTTCAGTGAATTGGTTTCCAGTAGAAAGAAAGTTCTTCCAACGGATTTTTTCAAACAATATCATTTTCTTGAGGGGGAATCACAATGTCATTTGGGGTAATGATAACATACTCATGTCCGTGCATTTCACAAACATTTACAAGCAAGTCACTATCGACTTCCATTACATGCATTTCTGGATAATTTTCTTCTTCTAACATCATAGCAAAACGAACGGCATCATCTTCTTCTTCAAAAAGATAAAGAACTTGATCTCCATCTTCGTTGACTACTGAATAAGCACCCTCGTCTTCTCTGCCACTGATTGTTAAGATAAACATTCTACACTAGTTCGCAAGCCTCTTGATATACTTCGGAAATAAGTTTTTGAACAATCGACTTATCGAGTTCAATTTCTGCTTCCTCTACATATCTATTCAAGATAGAAAGTGTATCTTCTGACTCAAATGCTTCAAACTCCTCATTCTCTTGAATTTGGAAGTTCTCTACAACTTTAAGTTCGGCAATATTAGAAGCATAGAGTTTATCAATGAACTTTTCAAACTTCTTAAGATCTGTTTTCTTGCGAACGATCACACGAACAATCTTGTTTTCATACTCACGAGTATCAAAAGTTTGATAGTTAGTGTCCTCATAGTAAATGCTGTAGAACATTCTATAAGGATTGTTGACTGGAGTATGTTCTAGTGTTTCAGTATCAAAGATGGTAAAACCTCTAGTATCATTCAAATCATTCCAATATAACTCATATGGATTTCCTAGATAGAAGACTGTTCCGTTGTTCGATCGAGTGTGATAGTGTCCCGAGAAGACACGGGTGAACTTACCAAATAGTTTGCTCTCCAAACCGTGCTCCATGACGATTTGGTTATTAACTCTAAATCCCTGGAGTTCAAGGTGCCCCATCGCACATAGGCAAGTTGTCTTTTCAATAAGTTTAAGAGTGCGTTCTTCATTTTCTTGATTGATCCATGGAATAAAAAGAGTCAGAAGTTTTCCCAACATCACTTCTGTTGGTTCCGAATATACAGTCACATTATCATATTCACGCAGAAGTAGATCAACCGCATTAACTTGATTTGTGTTCTTATAATAAGCAGTGTGGTTCCCAACAATCGTGTGAACCTTTACACCCATTTCGTTTAGACGATCGTAGTAGTTATTCTTTGCCCACGATAAAGCAGAGAAATCAATTCCTTTACGACTATCAAAAGTATCTCCCATATCCACAACAGTAGTAATCCCATGCTCTTCGAGTGTTGGGAAAAATACATTATTGTAGAACTTTAGAAAATAATCATGAAAGAGTTTAGAATTCTTTCGTGCCCCAAAGTGCTGATCAGTAATAATTGCTACTTTCATTCAATAACGAAGTTTGGAATGTACTGCGTCCTTGATGCTATTATAGTCGGAGTAATCGGATCCGTCAACACTTCCACTCTCAAAAACCTGATCAAATCCAGTTCTTTCCAGAATCTTGTTCTTGATTTCCAGTTGCTTCTTCTCTTTCTGAATGCGTCTTAGGAATGCGTAGTGAATAATCTGAGTGAAATAAGCAAATGGATTTTGGGACTTCTCAGGATTGAAATTGTGAATATACTGAACACAGTTTTCAATACCATCACAAATCATATCATCCTTGAACATGTAGTTGACAAAATTTGGCTTGAATGATAAATGATTTGCAATCTTCAAGAAACATTCGCCAATATACCTTGGAATTTGTGGCTTGGGATTACCTTTAATCTTGGCAATCTCCACATCCTCACGATACTTAATGAGTGCCGCAAGAAACTCTTTGTTATTAACGTAATGCTCTGACCTTTTTCTTTTGGTCATAACTGCTGTTGATATCATTAGTTTATCTCATAATATGTATGAATTATACCATTTAAAGAAATAGTTGACAAGTATCCGAATACTCTGTAGAATACCTTTGTTGGGTTTGAAGATCAGGCTCTAGCTTTTCTTAAAGAGTTTCTCTAAGATCTCTTTAGCATCATTAACGTTGGCAAGATATCCCATTTTTCTGGATATCTTAGTTTGATTATTTTTTGTACTAAACGTTTCTCTACAAAATCTTTGGTACATTCCTATCATATCAATATCCGAAGATTCAGTCATTGTAAGAATATCATCAATATTGATAATGAACATATCCTCTGTGGTTGTTTTTAGCCAAGGTTCTATCTTATATCCAACTACACCGTTTCTACCTTTTATTTCAGAAACAATTATTGGATTACTTACTAGGAGTAAAGTTCTATCCTCTTCTTCAGTTGGTGCTACCTTTGCGAAGATCTCTTCTCCAGTTTTTAATTTAAGTGTTGCATAAAAATCATCTTCTATCATTTGTTCTTAAGTTGAATGGTGATTATTTCATAATTAAATTTTTCTTCATTGTATATTTTAATTCTTTCTATTAGATGATTTAGAGTATAGTTTTTTCTTGAGTTAAAAGTACAATCATCAGAGATGTCGTAGAGGACTGCTTTAGTTTTATTTTTTCCTTTTCTAAGTACTCTTCCAATTGATTGAAGATTTCTAATTCTTGATTTACTGGGTGAAGCAAAGATAACATTATGGAGGTTCTTAATATTAATACCAGTAGAAAAAGTTCCATAAGAGGCAACGATAATTGCGTTGTTTTCTCTTTCCGTGATTTCTCTGACTAATTCTCTTTCCTCAGCATCAACACCACCATGAACAAAAAATACTTTACGATCACTCCCCTTGTTATTATTTATCTTGTCGTATAGTATTGCTCCGTGTGCTTCTACTCTACTGAATAGCACAAGAGTATTTCCTTTTAAGTCAAGAGATAAATTTGTAATAAACTTATTTCTTTGTTCGTGAGAGATTAAATACTGTATCTCATCCTCATAAGTTTCAAACTTTTGTGGTGGGTGCTTGAGAACAAGACATTGAATATCAAGTTGAGAAAGGTGTCCCTGTTCCATTAACTCAGCAGTTTGAGTTACTTTATACGAAGGACCGAAAACACCTTCCAACACCCACTTGTGAGTTTGAGTTCCGTCTAATGTTCCAGTAAATCCAAAACGATATTTTGCATGATGCAGTTTTGACATTATTGAAATTAAAGATTTGCTCTTGAATAAATGTGCTTCATCACCTATAATGCAACCATAATCCTCAAAGAAAGAACGCTCTAGTTTGTATACAGATTGCCAGGTTGTAATTGTTACAGGGGCATCATTACTTTTCTCTCTACCAGAATAGATACGGTGACAATATGAATCAGCATCCCAACCATAATCAAGGAAATCCTTGTACATCTGTTCTACAAGAGATGTCGTTGGAACAACTAAGAGAATTTTTTCGCCTTTATCCACATAATATCTTACGATCGAATAAATCATCAACGATTTGCCGCTGGCAGTGGGGCTTATCAATAGCTTTCGATTATGTCGTAGAGCATCATATACTCCCTCAATTTGATATTGCCGAGGGGAATGTGAACAAATAGAATGCATGTAATCTTTTACACCTTCGAAAGATATCTCTTCATTGACTTCGAAGGGTAATCCATAAAATTTATTTGTTTCGAATCTATATCTATATCCGTATTGCTTACAGAAAGATACAATTTTATCCAGCAATCCAACATAGATCTGCTTAGATCTCATGTCGAATAAATGTATCTCTCCGTTCCAATTTCTACCTCTATATTGAGGCATAAACTTTGCGTTTGGTACTTCAAACTTGAAGTGATCCCTTAGTTCATACTCAATATGAGGTTGTGTTTCAATCTTTAAAAAAACTTCATTCGATTTAGAAATTACTAAATCCGCATTATCAACCATAACCTGCCTGGAATTTAATTACCTCGATTGCATTCTTTATTTGATAAGTTCTATTTTGAATCATCTTGAGAATGCTCTCAATATAATTTAGCATAGTTTCATAGTAGTCAATTTTTAGGCAAATTTGAGATAGTCTCTCATCAGCATCTAAGTATTTTTGAAGAGTTTCTTTGTCACGAATTTTTTTAGGGAATGGATTCTCCACATAAACATCAGGATCTGCTTTTCCAGTATAATACTCATAACGATCGTGTCTGATATTTTTTCTCTGTTGCTCTGCTTTTTTCTTTAGCAGAATGATGTTATTATACATGTCAAAATATTTTGAATGTAGAATGGGAATATTTAAAGATTCTGTATGTAAATTATCTGGATCAATTTTAGAATCTTCTTCCCACATTTTTTGGATTGTATCCAAATCAAAAGTCATAAAGGATTACCAGCATTATCTACTATATTGTAAATAGTATACTTGAAAGTTACCTCTGCAGTCAAATAATCAATGTCACTGTCTGTAGCATCGAATTGAAGATCTGTCAAAGAGTATGGAAAAACATCTAAAAACTTAACTTTGAAATTTGAATTATTAGAACTGGTGAGAACTGAAAGAGTAGCATCTGAGTACAAATTCAGTTGAGATTTGTACTGATTATCCATGTTTTTATTTTCTCTTTGCCAATCATATATTTCCTGCAAACTTTCTGGATATCCAATACCACGAATCCAGTTTTGAATTTCCATGTAGTTTTCTAAGTTCTCATCTACAAGGAATCTGATTGTCAAATCATTAAATTGAACTTTGTCTCCTGGGATATCAATATCTTTCAAATAAGTTGGTTGAATTGCCACTCCCAAAGTCATCCCTGGAATATTTGCAGTGTTCCCAAAGAATGCAACTTTAGGTGCTCTATTTAATATAAACTTGAAACCTACAGGCGATAGAAAATTTCTATTCTGTATCTGGTTTACATAT